CGGGATGTGTCGGCATTGCGTTGGTCTCTTCGATGCGCCATTCCAACACCCGGCTGCGCAGGAGGATCAGGGGCCTTGTCTAGAACGCTCGCCTGGTTTTCCTGCGGCGCCGCCTCCGCGGTGGCGACCAAGCTGTCACCGGAGGCCGAGCCGGTCTATTGCGAGACCGGCTCCGAGCATCCTGACAACGAGCGGTTTCTCAAGGATTGCGAACGCTGGTTCGGGCGTAAGGTCACCCGGCTCAAGTCGGAGCGTTACGCCGACACCTGGGACGTATGGACGAAGCGGCGTTACCTCGCCGGCATCGAGGGCGCGCTCTGCACCGTCGAACTCAAGCTGATGCCAAGGCTCGCCTATCAGCGGCCCGACGACGTCCATGTGCTCGGCTACACCGTCGATCTCTCGGATTTCAACCGCGCCGAGCGGCTGCGCGCTTCGTACCCTGAAATGACCGTCAAGACCCCGCTGATCGACCGGGCGCTGACTAAGGCCCATTGCTTGGAGATGCTGCAGCGCGCCGGGATCGAGTTGCCGCCCCTCTATGCGCTCGGGTTTCGCAACAATAACTGCATTCCATGCGTCAAGGCGCAAAGCCCCAGTTACTGGGCTTTGGTGCGCAAGGAGTTTCCGACCGAATTCGAGCGCCTCGCCCAGCTGTCGCGCGAACTCAAGGTGAAATTGGTCAAGGCCGCCGATGGGCCGAAGAAGCGCAAGCGGATTTTCATTGACGAGGTGCCGCTCGACCAGCCGACCACCGATCCGGTCCAGCCCAGTTGTGATTTCCTCTGTCATCTCGCGGAGCAGGAATGGTCGGATCGCTCCATTTGACCGAAGAAAATGTCGCCTGGATTGTAACTTTGCCGGGACAGGCGCATTTTGCCATTGACGGCCAACACACATGCAGGGAGTGCGCGCATTGGGCGAATCAGAGGGGCGAGAGGAACTCGAGCGGCAATCTGAAACCAGCGCGGTGCAGGAAGGCGCGGCTCATGATGCGGGACGCGCCCGAGATCCCGTATCGGGCGTGGGCGTGCAAGCACTTCGAGGCAAGCCCCACCCCGCCTCCGATCTAGAATCTCTCGACATGCACGCGGGCATGGATGAGCCCGAACTCCTGATCGACCTTCTGATCAACATCGCTGAAACCAAGGCGCGCGGCGGGCGCGCGGCCTGGGAGATCGTCGGCCAATGCGCGCGTGAGTGCGCGACCAAGCTGGAATGGGCCAACGAGACGCCATCGCGCCGTTGAGTTTGTCACAAATGTGGCTTAACGCCTGAACGTCTAACTCTCGGAGGAAACACGATGCCTCAAGGTTTCATGGCTTGGATCCAACCTGTTGATCAAGGTTCCCACCCCGATCAGGGACTGCCCGGCGGCCGACCCGGCAGACCTGTCGATCCCAGCTGGGGCGTCGGCGGCGGCGAGCACCCCTCGCACGGCCTCCCCGGCTTCCCTGGCGCTCCCGGTCATCCCGGCCACTTGCCGTCGCGTCCCGGCCGCCCGACTGATCCTGACTATGGCGTCGATGAGGGCGCCGACGCGGGACAGCTTCCCGTCTGGCCGCTCGACCCCGAGCACCCCGACGTCGGGTTGCCTCCGGTCGCTGGGCAACCGCTTCCGCCGACTGATCCGCCGCCTGGCACGGTGTGGCCGCCGCTAGAGCTCCCCGGCGTTCCCGAAGGCAAGGCGATTGTTCTGGCGGCGATCATCTCCTCGACCGGCCATAAGACCATGCGCTATATCGTGGTCGACGTCCCCGAGGGCGGCCCCACCGATCCGGACTATGGCGTTGACGAAGGCGAGCAGCCCGAGCACCCCGATCAGGGTCTCCCGCAGCCGCAGCCGCCGCGGCCCGGTCAGCGACCTCCGCAAGCTGGACAGCCTCTGCCTCGACCGCCAGGAGCTCCTCCACGACCAGGCCAGGGACTGCCCCCAACCGGACGTCCTCCGACCGCCGGTCAGCTCCCGACCCGTCCCGGCGCCCCGCCGCGGCCGCAACCGAAATAATTGAGGGCCGCCTATAACGAGCTTGACCGCTTCTGTTGTGACTGGCTGTCGAATCTGATGGACCGGGGGTTGATCACCCCTGGTCCTATCTACGATTGTGACATCCGTGTTCTCGACCCAAGCCTTCTCCGCGGGTTTGACCGCGTACATCTCTTCGCTGGAATCGCGGGCTGGGATTACGCCCTCACCCTCGCCGGCTGGCCGGCGGCTCGACCTGTTTGGACCTGTTCCTGTCCCTGCCAGCCGTTCTCCGACGCGGGTGTTGGGGAAGGGTTCGAAGATCCTCGCCACCTCTGGCCCGAAGCCTTCCGTCTCGTCCGCTTCTGCAGCCCTTCAGTCATCTTTGGCGAACAGGTTTCGAGCCCGCTTGGACGGGCGTGGCTCGACGTTGTTCAAGTTGATCTGGAAAACTACGGCTACGCCTTCGGGGCGCTTGTTGCCCCTGTTGCGGGCGTCGGCGCCCCGCACGGGCGGCATCGGATTTTCTTTGTGGCCGACGCCCCAGGCGCGCGATCACAAGGGGGCCGATCTGGACTGGCTTCACGACCGTGGGGTCAAGGGGCCGCCACTCAACGAAGTCGCGAGGCTGGCGGGGTGGCCGACGCCGATGGCGACAGAACGACCCAGCGTGACGCCCGAAATATGGGAAGAAACCAATCGGCGAATTCAACTGAGGAATCCCGGCGTCCACAAGGAGATGAAACTTTCGACAATGGCTTATCTGGCCGCGTGGCCGACGCCGACCGAAGGCAACGGGATTGGGTCGCAGAAATCGAAGGATGCGAGCCCCACCGGTCGCAAGGCGAATGGGAGCAAGGCGACGGTGGCGCTGCCGGGGATCGCCGATCTGGCGGGCTGGCCGACGCCGCGCAAGGGCGACGACAAGCGCGGTTCGGAGAGCAGGGAGACTCGCGCGGCGCGCGGGGCGGGGGGAATGGATTTGACGACGGTGGCTGCGATGGTTGGCCCGGCCCGGTTAACGGTTTCTGGCGAGATGCTGACTGGCTGTTCTGCCGCGATGGCAAGTGGCGGTCAGTTGAACCCGGCGCACAGCCGCTGGCTTATGGGGCTTCCGCCAGAGTGGGACGCTTGCGCGCCTACGGCAACTGCATCGCCCCGGCTCTCGGCAAGGAGTTCATCGAAAGCTATCTCGACTTGATGGATCTCTGACGCTACAACCTTCGCCGGGTGCGCTGATGGGCGAGGGCGATGGAACGCCTGTTCTTTCATTTCAAAGACCAGACAGACGCCAGCACCAGCGCCTACGATCCCAAGGATCCTGAAAGCTATAAGCAGTACGTCCGCTCGATGATGTCGGACGCCAAGGATTACGAGAACAGTTTTCTCGCAATAGATCGCCAGAACGCCCAGCTTTACTACTATGGCTATGAGCCATGGATCGGGCCTTACAACCCTGGCCAGCCCTATATCGGCGAGGATCCCAACGCTACGCTGGGCGAGATCCTCAATAAGGACAACACCAACTCTCCGAATCGCTCGACCTACGTCTCCACCGACGTGCGTGACGCGGTGATGATGATGATCCCGAGTCTGATTCGCCTGTTTGGCGCGTCGGAGAGTCCGGTCTTTCTGGTGCCGCGCAACCAAGACGAGGTTGACGAAGCCGAGCAAGCAACCGATTATGTAAACTATAGTTTTTGGAATGATAATCCAGGGTTTCTGATCCTATACGGCGCGTTTAAGGATGCGCTCACAGTAAAAACAGGCTTTGTGAAGTGGTGGACAGACAACCATAAAGAGATCAAGCGTAAGACGTTTCTTAACGTCACTGCCGATCAGATCCAGCTGATGCTGTCGGAAGAGCCGGAAGCCAAGTTGGTTTCTATCGGTAAGCCAGTAAAGCAACCGCCGCCGCAAATTCCTACTGCGCCGCCTCCCAGCGCAGCACCCCCTGCGCCGCCTCCCGCGTCTCCCCCGGGTTCGGCGCAGGGACCGCCGCCCACCCCGGGAATGCCCATGCCGGCGCCGACCGGCGCAGCGCCGCCTCGAGCGGGAGCTCCACCGCCGGGTCCGATGCCTCCTCCGGGCGCCGCCGGCCAAGGGACTGGTCTGCAGCCGCCCGCGCCG